CGGGTCCTTTCCGTCGATCCAACAGGTTACGGGGCGGCGACCTCGCGGGTTTTCGCTATTTATGAAAATTTTCCGGGAACCATGTCCGGTTTCTCTTCAAGTTAACTATATGAAAAATAAAAAAAGAGGTCTTCTGTGAACCGGACATGCACAAAAAATAGACATGTAAGCCGGACATGACCGGTTTTGTTGTGATTGTGAAGTGAGAGTTTTTGCGAGGTGAGGAGTGGCTACGCAGACTGAAGTTGCCAGGCATTTAAGTCTGACCGATCGCCAGCTTCGCAGATTGCAGAAATTGCCGGGTGCCCCGATATCGAATAAGCGAGGGCAACTGGATCTGGATGCCTGGCGCGATTTTTACATATCGTATCTGAGAAGAAGTAAAAACGATGTGCCTGATGGCGATAGCGAAGACGACTATGAGGAGAAATTGCTTATTGCCAGATGGGAACTGACAGCAGAACAGGCTGTTACACAGCAGTTAAAAAATGAGGTGTCAAAAGGAAAACTTATTGATACCGGGTTCTGTATTTTTGCCCTCAGCAAGCTGGCAATGGCGTTATCCAGTACGCTTGATTCCATCCCTTTATCCATGCAGCGACAGTTTCCTGATTTAACACCGCGCCATCTTGACCATCTGAAAACCCTTATTGCGAAGGGGGCAAATCAGTGTGCGCGGGCGGGGGATAAATTACCGGATTTACTCGATGAATATATCAGAGCAACAACTGAATAATATGATGAGTGCTGTCACAACAGCATTACAGCCCCTGATAAGGGCATTGCCGGTGACGCCAGTTGAATGGGCTGATCAAAATTATTATCTGCCTAAAGAATCTTCATATGGTGAGGGAGAATGGAAAACGCTGCCGTTCCAGATCGCCATCATGAACAGCATGGGGAATGATCAGATCCGGACTGTTAATCTGATTAAATCTGCCCGTGTTGGCTATACAAAGATGTTGCTGGGGGTGGTCGGGTATTTTATTGAGCATAAATCCCGAAACAGTCTGCTTTTTCAGCCCACGGATTCTGCCGCTGAAGATTTTATGAAGTCTCACGTGGAGGCGACGATTCGGGATGTGCCATGTCTGAAAGACCTTTTTCCATGGCTGGGGCGTAAACATCGTGACAATACCCTCACGCTGAAACGCTTTTCATCGGGTGTGGGTTTCTGGTGCCTGGGCGGCGCTGCCGCCAAAAACTACCGTGAAAAATCCGTGGACGTGGTCTGCTATGACGAACTTTCCTCGTTCGAACCGGATGTCGAAAAAGAGGGTTCGCCAACCCTGCTTGGGGATAAACGTATTGAGGGCTCTGTATGGCCCAAATCCATTCGCGGCTCGACGCCTAAAATCAAAGGCACCTGCCAGATCGAAAAAGCGGCCAACGAGTCGGCGCATTTCATGCGTTTTTATGTGCCCTGCCCACACTGTGGGGAGGAGCAGTATCTGAAATTTGGCGATGAATCCACGCCTTTTGGCCTTAAATGGGAGAAGGACAGCCCCGAAAGCGTTTTCTACCTCTGTGAACATCATGGCTGCGTGATCCATCAGTCTGAGCTTGACCAGAGCAACGGGCGGTGGATCTGTGAAAACACGGGGATGTGGACCCGTGACGGTCTGACGTTTTTCAGCGCCGCGGATAATGAAATTCCGCCGCCGCGCTCCATCACGTTCCATATCTGGACAGCGTACAGTCCGTTCACCACCTGGGTACAGATAGTCTATGACTGGCTGGATGCACTGAAAGATCCCAACGGCCTGAAAACCTTTGTGAACACCACGCTGGGCGAGACCTGGGAAGAGGCCGTGGGCGAAAAACTCGATCACCAGGTGCTGATGGATAAGGTTGTGCGTTACACGGCGGCGGTGCCTGCCCGGGTGGTTTATCTGACGGCGGGCATTGACTCGCAGCGAAACCGTTTTGAGATGTATGTCTGGGGATGGGCACCGGGAGAGGAAGCTTTTCTGGTGGATAAAATCATCATTATGGGGCGTCCTGATGAGGAAGAGACGCTGTTACGTGTGGATGCGGCGATCAACAAAAAATACCGCCATGCGGATGGCACCGAAATGACCATTTCCCGTGTCTGCTGGGACACCGGGGGGATCGATGGTGAAATCGTCTACCAGAGGTCAAAAAAACACGGTGTTTTCCGTGTGCTGCCGGTAAAAGGCGCGTCTGTCTATGGCAAGCCGGTGATCACCATGCCGAAAACCCGCAATCAGCGGGGCGTTTATCTGTGTGAAGTGGGGACGGACACCGCAAAAGAAATTCTCTATGCCCGTATGAAAGCCGAGCCCACGCCTGCGGATGAAGCCACGTCGTATGCCATCCGTTTTCCTGATGATCCGGAGATTTTTTCGCAGACAGAGGCGCAGCAACTGGTCGCGGAAGAGCTTGTGGAGAAGTGGGAAAAAGGAAAGATGCGTCTGCTGTGGGATAACAAAAAGCGGCGTAACGAAGCGCTGGACTGCCTGGTGTATGCCTACGCGGCATTACGTGTGTCCGTGCAACGCTGGCAGCTTGATCTGGCTGTACTGGCAAAATCCCGGGAAGAAGAGACGACCCGGCCAACCCTTAAAGAACTGGCAGCGAAGCTGTCCGGAGGAGTGAATGGTTACAGTCGCTGAACTGCAGGCGCTGCGTCAGGCGCGCCTTGATTTATTAACCGGTAAACGGGTGGTGTCTGTCCAGAAAGATGGACGAAGAATTGAATATACGGCGGCCTCTCTGGATGAGCTTAACCGTGCGATCAATGATGCTGAGTTGGTACTGGGGACAACCCGCCGTCGCCGTCGTCCGCTGGGAGTGAGGTTATGAAACGAACGCCTGTCCTGATTGATGTGAACGGCGTTCCGCTTCGGGAGAGCCTCAGCTACAACGGGGGCGGCGCAGGATTTGGCGGGCAAATGGCGGAGTGGTTGCCACCGGCGCAGAGTGCCGATGCGGCCCTGCTGCCCGCGTTGCGTCTGGGGAATGCCCGGGCAGATGATCTGGTGCGCAATAACGGGATAGCGGCCAATGCGGTGGCCCTGCATAAGGATCACATTGTCGGGCATATGTTTCTTATCAGCTACCGCCCGAACTGGCGCTGGTTGGGGATGCGGGAGACCGCGACAAAAAGTTTTGTCGATGAGGTGGAGGCGGCCTGGTCAGAATACGCAGAAGGGGTGTTTGGCGAGATCGACGTGGAAGGGAAACGCACGTTTACAGAATTTATTCGTGAAGGTGTGGGCGTTCATGCGTTTAACGGCGAAATCTTTGTGCAGCCGGTCTGGGATCCGGAGAGCACGCAACTGTTTCGTACGCGTTTTAAAGCCGTGAGTCCGAAACGGGTGGACACGCCAGGACATGGTATCGGGAACCGTTTTCTGCGGGCCGGGGTGGAGGTCGATCGATATGGTCGTGCCGTTGCGTACCATATCTGTGAGGATGATTTTCCGTTCTCCGGGAGTGGACGATGGGAACGGATCCCGCGTGAACTTCCCACCGGGCGTCCGGCCATGCTGCATATTTTCGAGCCGGTGGAGGACGGGCAGACCCGTGGAGCCAATCAGTTTTACAGCGTTATGGAACGGCTGAAGATGCTCGATTCCCTGCAGGCAACACAGCTTCAGTCGGCCATAGTGAAGGCGATGTATGCAGCGACGATTGAAAGTGACCTTGATACCGAAAAGGCCTTTGAATATATCGCCGGTGCGCCGCAGGGGCAGAAGGATAATCCGCTTATTAATATTCTGGATAAGTTCTCCACCTGGTATGACACGAATAGCGTGACGCTGGGCGGTGTCAAAATTCCGCACCTTTTCCCCGGTGATGATCTGAAACTTCAGACCGCGCAGGATTCAGACAATGGATTTTCGGCGCTTGAACAGGCGCTGCTGCGGTATATCGCCGCCGGTCTTGGCGTTTCCTACGAACAGTTGTCCCGTGATTACTCGAAGGTCAGTTATTCAAGTGCCCGCGCATCCGCCAATGAGTCGTGGCGCTATTTTATGGGGCGGCGAAAATTTATTGCGTCCCGGCTGGCCACGCAGATGTTTTCCTGCTGGCTGGAAGAGGCACTTCTTCGGGGGATTATTCGTCCGCCACGGGCACGTTTTGATTTTTATCAGGCGCGATCAGCCTGGTCACGGGCTGAGTGGATTGGAGCCGGAAGAATGGCCATTGACGGGCTCAAGGAGGTTCAGGAATCAGTGATGCGCATTGAGGCCGGACTGAGCACGTATGAGAAAGAGCTGGCGCTGATGGGCGAGGATTATCAGGACATTTTCCGCCAGCAGGTCAGGGAATCTGCAGAGCGGGAAAAAGCCGGACTCTCACGTCCGGTGTGGATAGCGCAGGCGTATCAGCAGCAGATAGCGGAGAGTCGCAGGCCGGAAGAGGAGACAACACCACGTGAGACGTAATCTTTCACACATTATTGCCGCAGCATTCAATGAACCGCTGCTTCTGGAGCCCGCCTATGCGCGGGTTTTCTTTTGCGCGCTCGGGCGCGAGATAGGGGCAGCAAGTCTTTCGGTACCACAACAACAGGTACAGCTTGATGCTCCCGGAATGCTGGCTGAAACGGACGAGTACATGGCCGGAGGTAAACGACCGGCCCGTGTTTACCGGGTGGTGAACGGTATTGCTGTACTGCCGGTGACCGGCACGCTGGTGCACCGGCTGGGCGGTATGCGGCCATTTTCCGGAATGACAGGCTATGACGGCATTGTCGCCTGTCTTCAGCAGGCAATGGCGGATAGCCAGGTGCGGGGCGTACTGCTGGACATTGACAGTCCGGGCGGGCAGGCCGCCGGCGCGTTTGACTGCGCTGACATGATTTACCGCCTCCGTCAGCAGAAGCCGGTCTGGGCACTGTGCAATGACACTGCCTGTTCTGCAGCCATGCTGCTGGCGTCGGCCTGCTCCCGACGGCTGGTTACCCAGACATCCCGTATCGGCTCCATTGGCGTGATGATGAGCCATGTCAGCTATGCCGGTCATCTGGCGCAGGCCGGTGTGGATATCACGCTGATTTATGCCGGGGCGCACAAGGTGGATGGCAATCAGTTTGAAGCGTTGCCGGCAGAGGTTCGCCAGGACATGCAGCAGCGGATTGATGCGGCGCACCGGATGTTTGCCGAAAAAGTGGCGATGTATACCGGGTTGTCTGTGGATGCGGTCACGGGAACAGAGGCCGCCGTTTTTGAAGGTCAGTCCGGCATTGAGGCCGGGCTGGCGGATGAATTAATCAATGCGTCGGATGCCATCAGTGTGATGGCCACGGCGCTGAACAGTAATGTCAGAGGAGGCACTATGCCGCAATTAACTGCAACGGAAGCCGCCGTGCAGGAGAACCAGCGAGTGATGGGGATCCTGACATGCCAGGAAGCGAAAGGACGTGAACAGCTTGCCACGATGCTGGCAGGGCAACAGGGCATGAGCGTTGAACAGGCCCGGGCGATTCTGGCCGCGGCGGCACCGCAGCAGCCGGTGGCATCCGCGCAGAGTGAAGCCGATCGCATTATGGCGTGTGAAGAAGCGAACGGTCGTGAACAACTGGCGGCAACGCTGGCGGCGATGCCGGAGATGACGGTGGAAAAAGCCCGCCCGATCCTGGCGGCTGCACCACTGGCGGATGCCGGGCCCTCACTTCGTGATCAGATCATGGCCCTGGATGAGGCAAAAGGGGCAGAAGCGCAGGCTGAAAAACTGGCGGCCTGCCCGGGAATGACCGTGGAGAACGCCCGGGCTGTGCTGGCTGCGGGATCAGGTAAGGCCGAACCGGTCTCTGCATCCACAACCGCCCTGTTTGAACATTTCATGGCGAATCATTCACCGGCAGCGGTGCGGGGTGGCGTGTCACAGACGTCAGCAGACGGTGATGCGGACGTGAAAATGCTCATGGCCATGCCATGAAGTCAGTGCTGACCATCAATATGAGGTTTTAACAAAATGGTGACGAAAACCATCACTGAACAGCGTGCGGAAGTACGTATTTTTGCCGGTAATGATCCGGCTCATACCGCCACAGGCAGCAGCGGGATTTCTTCTGCAACACCGGCTCTGACGCCCCTGATGCTGGATGAAGCCACCGGGAAACTGGTGGTCTGGGATGGACAGAAAGCCGGTAGTGCGGTTGGCATACTGGTACTGCCGCTTGAAGGCACAGAGACAGCGCTGACGTATTACAAGTCGGGAACCTTTGCGACGGAGGCAATCCACTGGCCTGAAAGTGTGGATGAACACAAAAAGGCAAATGCCTTTGCCGGCACAGCCCTGAGTCACGCGGCTCTGCCGTAACACGTTATCAGGCCACCATGGTGGCCTGACTGATTTCTGAATGAAAGGAACTGATTTATGGGATTGTTTACGACCCGCCAGTTACTCGGTTATACCGAACAAAAAGTTAAATTCCGTGCGCTATTTCTGGAGCTGTTTTTCCGCCGTACGGTGAATTTCCACACCGAAGAGGTGATGCTGGACAAAATTACCGGAAAAACGCCGGTGGCGGCCTATGTCTCCCCGATCGTTGAAGGAAAAGTGCTGCGCCATCGTGGTGGTGAAACCCGCGTGTTGCGTCCGGGCTACGTCAAGCCGAAACACGAATTTAATTACCAGCAGGCGGTTGAGCGCCTTCCTGGTGAAGATCCATCTCAACTGAATGATCCGGCTTACCGCCGTCTGCGTATCATTACCGATAACCTCAAACAGGAAGAGCACGCCATTGTCCAGGTGGAAGAAATGCAGGCGGTAAATGCTGTGTTGTATGGCAAATACACCATGGAAGGAGACCAGTTCGAGAAAATTGAGGTCGATTTTGGCAGGTCGACGAAGAATAACATCACTCAGGGTAGTGGTAAGGAGTGGTCAAAACAGGATCGTGACACGTTCGATCCTACACATGATATTGACCTCTACTGCGACCAGGCCAGCGGTCTTGTGAATATTGCCATTATGGACGGTACCGGCTGGCGTCTTCTGAATGGTTTTAAGCTGTTCCGCGAAAAACTGGATACCCGTCGCGGTTCAAATTCTCAACTCGAAACGGCAGTGAAAGATCTGGGCGCAGTGGTGTCCTTCAAGGGGTATTACGGCGATCTGGCCATTGTGGTGGCGAAAACGTCTTATATAGCAGAAGACGGTATCGAAAAACGTTATCTTCCAGATGGCATGCTGGTTCTGGGGAATACTGCTGCAGATGGGATCCGTTGTTACGGTGCCATTCAGGATGCTCAGGCGTTGTCCGAAGGTGTGGTGGCCTCTTCCCGTTATCCGAAACACTGGCTGACGGTAGGGGATCCCGCCCGTGAATTTACCATGACGCAGTCCGCGCCGCTGATGGTGTTGCCGGACCCGGATGAGTTTGTGGTGGTACAGGTGAAATAATCCGTGAGCGGGGGCGAAATGCCCCCGTGTCTTTTTTCACAGGGGGCTGATATGGCAACGAAAGAGCAAAATCTGAAACGGCTTGATGAACTGGCCCTGATTCTGGGGCGTGAGCCGGATATATCCGGGAGTGCCGCAGAGATAGCGCAGCGGGTGGCAGAATGGGAAGAGGAAATGCAGTCATCCGGCGATGATGTACAGGTTATGAATATGGATATCCGGGAGCGGGAAACCGCGGCTCATGATGTTCGTGAGGAAACATCCGGCGCGTTAACGCGCATCAGAGTTCTGACCTGCCTCCATCTCTGTGGCGTTGATGGTGAAACGGGGGAATCCGTTGAGCTTGCGGATGTTGGTCGGGTGATTCTGATTATGTCCTCAGATGCAAAAACACACGTTGATGGTGGAATGGCTGTTTATGCGTGATTTTCAGAATGCCTTTGATGCCGCCCTTGCCGGGGTGGACAGTACGATTGTTGAAGTGATGGGGATCCGTGCGCAGTTCACCTCCGGAGCACAACGTGGCGGCGAAGTTCAGGGGGTTTTTGACGATCCGGAGTCGCTGGGTTTTGCCGGTGGCGGGGTCCGTATTGAAGGAAGCAGCCCGTCATTATTTGTGCGGACGGATACGGTGCGTGCCGTGCGGCGTGGTGACACGCTGACCATTAACGGCGAGATGTTCTGGGTGGATCGTGTTTCTCCGGATGACGGGGGAAGCTGTTATCTCTGGCTCAACCGTGGGCAACCACCCGCTGTTAACCGGCGACGATAAACGCAGGGGGAAATTATGGCGATAAAAGGGCTTGATCAGGCGATTGATAATCTGAGCCGGGTTCGTAAAAACGCCATTCCGGCGGCTTCAGCAATGACGATTAACCGCGTGGCCACAACGGCGATTAATCAGTCTTCATCACAGGTTGCCCGGGAGACAAAGGTACGCCGGAAACTGGTTAAGGAACGGTCCAGACTGAAACGGGCGACGGTCAGAAATCCGAACGCAAAAATTATCGTTAACCGCGGTGATCTTCCAGTGATTAAGCTGGGGATCAGGATGCTGGGCCGTCGTCCGAACAGCATACTTAAAGCCGGTCAGCATCGGTATCAGCGGGCATTCATTCAGCGATTAAAAAACGGTCGCTGGCATGTCATGCAGCGTGTGGCCGGGAAAAACCGTTACCCTATTGATGTGGTGAAAATCCCGATGGCGGCCCCACTGAAACAGGCGTTTGATGAGAATGTTGACCGTATCCGGCGTGAACGCCTGCCCGGAGAACTGGCATCCGCGCTGAAACAACAACTGAGGATTGCGATAAAACGATGAAACACACTGATATCCGTGCTGCAGTGCTGGATGCACTCGAGCAGCATGAACACGGGGCGACGCTGTTTGATGGTCGCCCCGTTGTTTTTGACGAAGAGGATTTTCCTGCGATCGCGGTTTATCTGACGGATGCAGAGTATACCGGTGAAGAGCTGGATGCAGATACCTGGCGGGCCACACTGCATATTGAGGTGTTTTTACCGGCACAGGTACCGGATTCAGAGCTTGATCAGTGGATGGAAAGCCGGATTTATCCGGCGATGACTGCGATCCCGGCACTGGCAGGACTGATTACCACGATGGTTACGCAGGGCTATGAGTATCGTCGTGATGACGATATGGCGTTATGGAGCTCTGCGGATCTGACTTATTCCATTACATACGAGATGTGAGGACGATATGGCAACACCAAATCCCCTGGAGCCGGTAAAAGGTGCCGGTACCACTCTGTGGGTTTACAACGGCAAGGGTGATGCTTATGCAAACCCGTTGTCAGACGCTGACTGGCAGCGACTGGCTAAGGTGAAGGATCTGACGCCGGGCGAGATGACGGCAGAATCCTACGATGATAACTACCTGGATGATGAAGACGCAGACTGGACCGCGACCGGGCAGGGGCAGAAATCTGCAGGTGATACCAGTTTTACGCTGGCCTGGAAACCGGGAGAGGAAGGTCAGAAAGGGCTTATAGGCTGGTTTGAAAGCGGCGATGTCCGGGCCTATAAAATCCGTTTTCCGAATGGCACGGTGGATGTGTTTCGTGGCTGGGTCAGCAGTATCGGTAAGGCCGTGACGGCGAAAGAAGTGATCACCCGCACGGTGAAAGTCACTAACGTGGGTAAACCTTCTGTAGCGGAAGAACGCAGCAAAATTACGCCGGTCAGTGCGATTAAGGTGACGCCGACATCCGGTACGGTGGCAAAAGGGAAAACAACCACCCTGACCGTTACTGTGGAACCGGAAAATGCAACGGATAAGACATTCAGGGCGATTTCCGCCGATCCATCAAAAGCCACCATTAGCGTGAAAGATATGACGATTACTGTGACGGGGGTTAAGGATGGAAAAGTCAGCATCCCTGTGATTTCCGGTAATGGTCAGTTTGCTGCGGTGGCTGAAATTACCGTTAATAATGTGCCGGGTGGCTAAAGAGCTGAGAGATAAGCGATGTTCCTGAAAACAGAACAATTTGAATATAACGGTGTATCCGTCACGCTTTCTGAGCTGTCTGCGCTGCAGCGTATTGAGCATCTTGCCCTCCTGAAACGGCGGGCAGAAGAGGCTGAAGCCAGCGGCAACCTGCAGGTGAGTGTGGAAGATCTTGTCAGAACCGGCGCGTTTCTGGTGGCGATGTCCCTGTGGCATAACCATCCACAGAAAACGCAGTCACCGTCAATGAATGAGGCCGTGATGAAGATAGAGCAGGAAGTGCTCACCACCTGGCCTGCTGATGCCATTGCCCGGGCGGAAGACGTGGTGTTGCGTCTGTCCGGGATGATCGAAGCTGTTCGTCCGGATACTGATATTACTGAAGTGGCGAAAAATAACACGCTGACTGATGATGATTTTTCTGCGGGAAAGTCTTCGACGGTGAGCTGAACTTTGCCCTCAGACTGGCGCGTGAGATGGGGAGACCCGACTGGCGCGCCATGCTTGCCGGGATGACATCCACCGAATATGCCGACTGGCACCGTTTTTACCGCACGCATTATTTTCAGGATACCCAGCTGGATATGCATTTTTCCGGGCTGACGTACGCTGTACTCAGCCTGTTTTTTTGCGATCCGGATATGCATCCCTCTGATTTCAGTCTGCTTGTCCCCCGGCATGAGGAAGAGCAGGTGGAGAGGCCGGATGAGGACAAAATGCTGATGCAGAAAGCGGCAGGACTTGCCGGAGGCGTCCGGTTCGGTGGGGACGGAGGGGGCGATATTTTATCGTCTGCGGATGTGGCGGATGTCATGGTGGATGATGCCGCATTAATGATGGCTTCAGCGGGGATTCCGGGAGGTGTGAGATATGTCCCAGCCGGTTGGTGATCTTGTTATTGACCTGAGTCTGGATGCGGTCCGTTTCGATGAGCAGATGAGCCGGGTAAGGCGTCATTTTTCAGGTCTGGATACTGACGCCAGAAAAACCGCAACTGTCGTTGAGCAGGGGCTGAGCCGCCAGGCGCTGGCTGCACAAAAAGCAGGGATTTCCGTCGGGCAGTATAAAGCGGCCATGCGAACCCTGCCCGCACAGTTTACGGATATCGCCACGCAGCTTGCCGGTGGTCAGAATCCCTGGCTGATCCTGCTGCAACAGGGCGGTCAGGTGAAGGACTCCTTCGGCGGGATGATCCCCATGTTCAGGGGGCTTGCCGGTGCGATCACCCTGCCGATGGTCGGGGTCACCTCGCTGGCGGTGGCGACAGGTGCGCTGGTGTACGCCTGGTACCAGGGAGATTCCACGCTTTCAGCGTTTAATAAAACCCTGGTTCTTTCCGGTAATCAGTCCGGACTGACTGCCGATCGCATGCTGACGCTCTCCAGAGCCGGACAGGCCGCAGGGCTGACGTTTAACCAGGCGAGTGAGTCACTGGCAGCCATGGTGAATGCCGGTGTGCGTGGTGGTGAACAGTTTGATGCCATCAACCAGAGTGTCGCGCGTTTTGCGTCTGCATCCGGTGTGGAGGTGGACAAGGTTGCAGAGGCTTTCGGAAAACTGACCACTGACCCGACGTCGGGGCTGATTGCGATGGCGAAGCAGTTCCATAACGTGACGGCGGAGCAGATTGCGTATGTTGCTCAGTTGCAGCGTTCCGGCGATGAAACCGGGGCATTGCAGGCGGCGAACGAGGCCGCAACGAAAGGGTTTGATGACCAGACCCGCCGCCTGAAAGAGAACATGGGCACGCTGGAGACCTGGGCAGACAGGACAGCGCGGGCATTCAAATCCATGTGGGATGCGGTGCTGGATATTGGTCGTCCTGATACCGCGCAGGAGATGCTGATTAAGGCAGAGGCTGCGTTTAAGAAAGCAGACGACATCTGGAATCTGCGCAAGGATGATTATTTTGTTAACGATGAAGCGCGGGCGCGTTACTGGGATGATCGTGAAAAGGCCCGTCTTGCGCTTGAAGCCGCCCGAAAGAAGGCTGAACAGCAGAGTCAACAGGACAAAAATGCGCAGCAGCAGAGCGATACCGAAGCGTCACGGCTGAAATATACCGAAGAGGCGCAGAAGGCTTACGAACGGCTGCAGACGCCGCTGGAGAAATATACCGCCCGTCAGGAAGAACTGAACAAGGCACTGAAAGACGGGAAAATCCTGCAGGCGGATTACAACACGCTGATGGCGGCGGCGAAAAAGGATTATGAAGCGACGCTGAAAAAGCCGAAACAGTCCGGCGTGAAGGTGTCTGCGGGCGATCGTCAGGAAGACAGTGCTCATGCTGCCCTGCTGACGCTTCAGGCAGAACTCCGGACGCTGGAGAAGCATGCCGGAGCGAATGAGAAAATCAGCCAGCAGCGCCGGGATTTGTGGAAGGCGGAGAGTCAGTTCGCGGTACTGGAGGAGGCGGCGCAACGTCGCCAGCTGTCTGTACAGGAGAAATCCCTGCTGGCGCATAAAGATGAGACGCTGGAGTACAAACGCCAGCTGGCTGCACTTGGCGACAAGGTTACGTATCAGGAGCGCCTGAACGCGCTGGCGCAGCAGGCGGATAAATTCGCACAGCAGCAACGGGCAAAACGGGCCGCCATTGATGCGAAAAGCCGGGGGCTGACTGACCGGCAGGCAGAACGGGAAGCCACGGAACAGCGCCTGAAGGAACAGTATGGCGATAATCCACTGGCGCTGAATAACGTCATGTCAGAGCAGAAAAAGACCTGGGCGGCTGAAGACCTGCTTCGCGGGAACTGGATGGCAGGCCTCAGGTCCGGCTGGAGTGAGTGGGAAGAGAGTGCCACGGACAGTATGTCGCAGGTAAAAAGTGCTGCCACGCAGACCTTTGATGGTATTGCACAGAATATGGCGGCGATGCTGACCGGCAGTGAGCAGAACTGGCGCAGCTTCACCCGCTCCGTGCTGTCCATGATGACAGAAATTCTGCTTAAGCAGGCAATGGTGGGGATTGTCGGGAGTATCGGCAGCGCTATTGGCGGGGCTGTTGGTGGTGGCGCATCCGCGTCAGGCGGTACAGCCATTCAGGCAGCTGCGGCGAAATTCCATTTTGCGACCGGAGGATTTACGGGAACCGGCGGCAAATATGAGCCAGCGGGGATTGTCCACCGCGGGGAGTTTGTCTTCACGAAGGAGGCAACCAGCCGGATTGGTGTCGGGAACCTGTACCGCCTGATGCGGGGCTATGCGGAAGGGGGGTATGTGGGTGCTGCCGGAAGTCCGGCGCAGATGCGGCGGGCCGAAGGCATTAATTTTAATCAGAACAATCACGTGGTGATTCAGAACGACGGTATCAACGGACAGGCCGGGCCGCAGCTGATGAAAGCGGTGTATGAGATGGCCCGTAAAGGTGCGCAGGATGAGCTCCGGCTGCAGTTGCGTGATGGCGGTCTGTTATCGGGGAGCGGGCGATGAAAACATTTCGCTGGAAAGTGAAGCCGGATATGGAGGTGAACTCGCAGCCATCGGTGCGTGAAGTGCGTTTTGGTGACGGGTACTCACAGCGTATGGCGGCAGGGCTGAATGCTGACCTGAAAACATACAGGGTGACGCTTTCCGTGACCCGGGAGGAGGCCCGGCATCTGGAAGCGTTCCTGGCAGAGCACGGTGGCTGGAAGGCATTTTTGTGGAAGCCACCCTATGCATACCGGCAGATAAAGGTGACCTGTGCCGGGTGGTCTGCGCGGGTCGGGATGTTGCGCGTTGAGTTCAGCGCGGAGTTTAAGCAGGTGGTGAACTGATGCAGGATATTCACGAAGAAAGTCTGAACGAGTCGGTTAAGTCAGAGCAGTCACCGCGGGTGGTACTCTGGGAAATCGACCTGACGGTGCAGGGCGGTGAGCGGTATTTTTTCTGCAATGAGCTGAATGAAAAAGGGGAGCCGGTGACCTGGCAGGGGCGTGAATATCAGGCGTACCCGATTGAGGGGAGTGGCTTTGAGATGAGCGGGAAGGGCAGCAGTGCCAGACCGTCGCTGACGGTGTCCAATCTGTTCGGTCTGGTCACCGGGATGGCGGAAGACCTGCAGAGTCTGGTGGGGGCCACGGTGGTCCGCCGCCGGGTGTATGCCCGTTTTCTGGATGCGGTGAATTTCGTTGCGGGCAATCCGGAGGCCGACCCGGAGCAGGAGCTGACGGACCGGTGGGTGGTGGAGCAGATGTCAGCGCTGACAGCCATGACGGCCTCGTTTGTGCTGGCCACACCGACCGAGACGGACGGGGCGCTGTTTCCCGGTCGTATCATGCTGGCGAACACCTGTATGTGGACCTACCGCTCTGATGAGTGTGGTTACACGGGCGGGGCTGTGGCGGATGAGTTCGATAAACCCACCACGGATATCCGTAAGGACAGATGCAGCAAGTGCATGCGCGGGTGTGAACTGCGCAGGAATGTCGGCAATTTTGGCGGTTTCCTTTCCATTAATAAACTTTCGCAGTAAATCCCGGTTTATGACACAGACTGAATCAGCGATTCTGGCACATGCCCGGCGGTGTGCGCCTGCGGAGTCGTGCGGCTTCGTGATAAGCACGCCGGAGGGGGAGTGGTATATCCCTTGTGTGAATATTTCCGCGGAGCCGGAGGCGTATTTTCGTATCGCACCGGAAGACTGGCTGCGGGCAGAGATGCAGGGGGAGATTGTGGCACTGG